CCTGGCGGACAAAACTTGGGTGAAATCACTGATATTGAATATTTTAAAAAGAAACTCTACCGTTCGCTTAACGTCCCTCCATCACGAATGGATGGAGAAGGTGGGTTTAACTTGGGGAGATCTTCTGAGATCTTAAGAGATGAACTCAAGTTTACCAAGTTCGTTTCTCGTTTAAGAAAGAGATTCTCCAACATGTTTAATGACATGCTGAAGACCCAATTGATCCTAAAGAATGTAATTACTCCCGAAGATTGGGATATAATGAGTGAGCATATTCAGTATGACTTCTTATATGATAATCACTTCTCAGAACTAAAAGAAGCAGAATTGATGAACGAGAGACTTGCTCTTGTTCAAACTGCAGAACCATATGTTGGTAAGTATTACTCACAAGATTACATTAGACGTAAGATCTTGCGTCAAACTGATATGGAAATTATTGAGCAAGATTCAATAATTAAGAAGGAAATAAAGGATGGAACTATTGCAGATCCTGCAACTATTGACCCTGCAACTGGGTTGCCTTTTGAGACGGAAGCATCAATGGATTTAGGAAAACCACAAATGGAACCTGATATTGATGGATCTTCAACTGAAGCGCCAGAGATGCCTAAGGGTGGAGAGATATAAATATACCTAGTTGTTTACTATACAATTAAATGGATGACCTTTTAGATATGATTATTGCGGATGAGTCACCATCTCAAATCAGTGATGCACTTAAAGATGTTCTTTATGCAAAATCATCTGAAAGAGTTGATGCATTCCGTCCTTTAGTGGCTAATTCTGTATTCTCTGGAGAGGATCAGATTGAAGTTGAAGATGAAGTAGAAGTTTCTGATGATGAGTTAGAAACTAGTGATGAGGTATAAATTATAAATAACTATAATAAAAATGAACTATAAAGGATAATGGCACATAATCCGGTTGGTATTAATTCAGCACTTCCTATTACTAATGTTGAGTCTAAAAGAGGTGTAGATACGACACCTCATAAAACAGATGCTTTAAGAGTTGTTGCAGTTGGTGCTTCGGCACATATTGCCATTGGTCCTAATCCTACAGCAACAACACAAAATTATTATATTTCTGCTGGTGAATCAGAAGTTATTACTTTAGGTGCTTGTAGAAATCAAACAGTTGTTGGAATAGCTACCGTTTTGATTGGTGCTGTAACCCAAACCGTTGTTGCGTTCCCAGAAGGAACTGGTTCACCATTCCAAATAGGGGATGCAGTTACACTAACTGTACCAAATCAGAATTATTGGAATTTTACCCATAAGCTTGTTACTGGTCTTTCTACATCTACTAATCCTAGTGGATTCTTTAATGTAAGAATTATTATAGATAATGATTATAATGTTGGTGTTGCTCATACTGCCTTAGTTGCAACTAATTTTGCAGAATTGAGAGGTTCCTTTAAGGTTGCCGCATTAGGAACTAGACCTGGAACACTTCATTATCAACAAGTACAATCAAGTAAGGGTGCAAACGGATGAAACTGATTAGAGAAGAAGTAGAGTCAGTAGAATTTATTGTCGAACAAAAAAACGGCAAGAAGTCGATGTATATTGAAGGAGTATTCCTTCAAGGAAACATCAAAAACCGTAATGGTCGTATGTATCCTATGGAAACACTTCGCCGTGAAGTTGGTAGATACAATGAAAACCATGTTCAGGCAGGTAGAGCACTTGGAGAACTTGGTCATCCTGATGGACCAACCGTTAATTTAGATCGTGTATCTCACAAAATTGTTTCATTGAGAGAAAGTGGATCCAATTTTGTTGGAAAAGCAAAGATTTTAAATACACCTATGGGTAAAATTGCATCTTCACTTATTGAAGAAGGTGTAAAACTCGGTGTTTCATCTCGTGGTATTGGTTCATTAAAGCAGACCCGTGAGGGTGTTAACATAGTCGGTGACGATTTTATGTTGGCAACTGCTGCTGATATCGTTGCTGATCCTTCTGCACCTGATGCTTTCGTTGAAGGCATTATGGAAGGTAAGGATTGGGTATGGGATGGAGGCATTCTTCGTGAGAAGTATGCAGAAAAAACATACAAACAGATTAATACGTTAGTAGATCAGAAGCAACTTGACGAACAAAAGTTAAGCATCTTTAATGATTTCCTCACGAATCTTTAATTTTATAAATAAATATAGTTTTAATACGGAAAAAACGGAGAGTTCACATGTCTCGTGGAAAACAATTACAAGAAATGGAAGTAAAGACACCCCAATCTAAGACAGCTGTAAATGCTGGAGCAAAACCTGCAGAAGCTATGCCTAAGCTTACTACAGGTGGAACTCCTCCTACTTACGAAGATCTTGGTGGTCCTACCCCAGAAAATTACAGAGTCGATGATGACTCAGCAAAGCTAAAGACTCCTGGCGGAACTCTCAAGCAAGTAAAAGACGTTGTAAACAAAGGCGCAAAAGCAGCAGATCCCATGAAAGGCATGAAAGAAGAAGAGGTAGATCTTTCTTCTGAGAACACTATCGAAGAAGAGGAAATCTCTACTGAAGAAGTAGTTGCAGAAGAAGAGGAAACTGTTGCACAGTATGATGTCGAAGAGGATGTAAATGCCCTCCTCGGCGGTGAAGAACTCTCCGAAGAATTCAAAGAAAAGGCAAAGACCATCTTTGAAGCAGCAATCAACTCTAAGGTTGCTGTCGTTAAAGAAGAACTGGAAGCACAGTATCAAGAAAAGTTTGCTGAGGAAGTCGAAGCAGCAAAAGAATCACTCGCTGAACGTGTTGATTCTTATCTTGAGTATGTTGCTGACGAGTGGTTCGAAGAGAATGCACTCGCAGTTGAAACCGGACTTAAGTCCGAAATGACCGAATCATTCCTTGAAGGAATGAAGGGTCTATTTGAAGAACATTATGTATCAATCCCTGACGATAAGTATGATGTGCTTGAGAGCATGGTAGAAAAACTAGATGATATGGAAACCAAACTCAATGAGCAAATTGAGAAGAATATCTCACTCAACGGTCGTCTCTCAGAGGCAACTGCTGATGGTATCTTGGATCAAGTCTCTGAAGGTCTAGCACAGACCCAGAAAGAGAAGCTCGCCTCACTTTCCGAAAGTGTAGAGTTTGAAAGTGAAGGTCAATATCGTGAAAAACTGGAAACACTTAAGGAGTCATATTTCTCCGATAAGAAATCACCAGTAGCAAAAACCGAAACCTTGTCCGAAGGTGTGGATGAAGCTGGATCTGAGTCTTACTCAAATTCAATGGATGCATACTTGAGAACGCTAGGTTCGTTCGGTAAGCAAAACTGAATTTAACATTAAATCAAACTAAACACTTAAAGGTAAAAAGCAAATGTTCCAATCCGAACATCTGCAGGAAAAGTGGGCACCCCTTCTAAACGCTGAAGGATGCGATAAGATTCAAGATTCTCATCGCCGTGCAGTAACCGCTGTCCTGTTAGAAAACCAAGAAAAATTCCTTAGAGAGTCTTCCTCCTTCAATGCAGGTGGAATGCTAAATGAGGCAGCACCAAATATAAACACTGATCCTGGTGGCACCGGCAATGCTGGTTTCTCGGGTACAGGTGTATCACCTGTTGCAGGTTTCGACCCCGTTCTGATCTCCTTGATCAGACGCTCTATGCCTAACCTGGTCGCATATGACCTCGCAGGTGTGCAACCAATGTCCGGACCTACTGGACTTATCTTCGCAATGCGTTCGAAGTATACCTCACAGAGCAACGCTAACGAGGCATTCTTCGACGAAGCAGACACCTCATTCTCTGGACAGAATGATGGCAGAACCCTGACAGGTGGATTTACCGGCGCTGCCGTTGGTATGGGAACCTCCCTTTCGCCCAACAGGTCAGATAGTAGAATCACTAATGGTCCTCAGAATAACCCCAGTGTACTGAACCCTACTGCAAGTGCAGACGAGATGGGATACACTGTAGGCCAAGGTATGCGTACCGATGAGTCTGAAGCACTCGGTGATGCCGCTGGTAATGAGTTTAACCAGATGGCTTTCTCGATTGAGAAAGTTACCGTTACTGCCAAGTCAAGAGCTCTGAAAGCAGAGTATTCCTTGGAACTGGCGCAAGACCTTAAGGCAATTCACGGTCTTAATGCTGAAGCAGAACTTGCCAACATCCTCTCTACTGAAATCCTTGCGGAAATCAACAGAGAAGTTATCAGAACCATCTATAAGGTTGCTGAACAAGGTGCAACTGCAAACGTTGCAACTGCTGGTGAGTTTGACCTTGACATCGACTCCAATGGACGTTGGTCTGTTGAGAAGTTTAAAGGTCTTCTTTTCCAAATCGAGAGAGATGCGAACGCAATCGCACAAAGAACTCGTAGAGGAAAGGGCAACATCATCTTGTGCTCTGCTGACGTAGCGTCTGCATTGACCATGGCTGGTGTGCTCGATTACACCCCTGCACTGAATGCAAACTTGAACGTTGATGACACCGGCAACACCTTTGCTGGAGTATTGATGGGCAAATTCCGCGTTTATATTGACCCATATTCTGCCAACGTTTCTGCTAACCAGTACTACGTTGTTGGATATAAGGGAACTTCACCTTATGATGCAGGAATCTTCTATTGTCCTTATGTTCCCCTCCAGATGGTTCGCGCCGTTGGAGAGAACACCTTCCAGCCCAAAATCGGATTTAAGACTCGCTACGGCATGGTCGCTAATCCCTTCGCTCAAGGAACAACTGCAGGACTTGGTGCTCTTACCACTAATGCAAACCGCTACTACCGTCGCGTTACTGTTAAAAACCTCATGTGATCCGTATTCACACGGTTTTACAAGACTCCCTTCGGGGGGTCTTTTTTTTGCATCTAAATAATTAGGTAGAGATATACAAAGAAATGCCCTACCATATCAAAACCCCAAGTATTATGAATCCCACTATTGGTGATGTATATTATAAAGGTGATAATTCCTGGTCAGAAGATTATGCTGATAGAAAAGTCTATTCGGCAAAATCTGGCGCAGATGCTGTCAAAGCAACCACAGTCACGCTCAACGGTGTGACATATGCACCTAAGCATTTTGCAAATTCGACTGTAGTTAGTGAGTAATGGCAACTAGAAAAAAACCCGCAGATAGACCTGGGAATCCCATTGAGAATAGAAACTTCTTAGCGCCAACTGGTTTTAGGTTTGCACTAAAGAGAAGTCCTGCTGCGGCGTTTTTCTGCAACCAAGCAAATATTCCATCATTAGATTTGGGTATTGCTCAACAAACAAGTTATCTTAAGGACATTGATATTCCTGGAGACAAGATTGTTTTTGGTGATTTAAATCTTAGATTTTTAGTTGATGAAGATCTCTTCAACTATATGGAAATTCAAAATTGGATAAGAGGTTTAGGATATCCAGAGAAACTAAGTCAATTGGAAGATCTTAGTAAGGATGGTAAAATTATTAGTAAATTTGGACAAAAGGGTGAGAACATCTATTCTGATGCCACATTACAAGTTTTAAGCAACAATCTTGTTCCCAAATTTCAGGTGATGTTTAAAGATGTATTTCCATATTCCCTATCAACTATTACTTTTGATGCTACTGATACCGACATCGAGTACTTTACAGCAGACGTAAGTTTCAAGTATACTATCTATGATATGCAGGATATGTCCGGAAACACTTTATGATCGATCTTGATAAACTTCAAGAGATGTGGGAGAAAGATTCAAAAATTGATAGAGACAATCTACATGACGAATCACTAAATATCCCCTCTCTACATGCAAAATACTTTGAACTTTATAATACACTTTTTCTTTTAAGAAAAAAAGCAGAGCAACAAAGAAAAAATATAAGACATGAACGTTATGAATACTTCAGTGGTAAAGCAGACCCTGATGTATATGTCGAATCTCCTTTTCCTAAAAAAATTAGAGATAAAGATACTATGCAAAAGTATCTTGATGCAGACGAAAAACTATCTACAGTATGTTTAAAAATTGATTACTATGATACGATGCTTGTTTATATTGAAAGCATACTGAAGCAGATAACTAATAGAACTTATCAAATTAAAAACGCAATAGAATTCATGAGGTTTAATTCAGGACTAGGATAATGAATGAAGAATTCGAACCAAGTCAAGAGTTTGATTATACAGTTAGTTTAACAATAGAAGATATTCGTCTATTACATCACTGTGTTTTGAAAAGGATTGAAAATTGGGAAGGTTCTCCTGCAAGACATCCAATGGAGCAAGAACATCTTTGGTATCTAAGAGATTCGTTGTATAGAATGATATTAGAATACAAGTTTGAAAATATGTAATAAATATTAGCAGATGAATGGACTTATGTGATTGATACATCAGCCAATCTTGTTATATCTAAATCAAACGAAGTATTTTTAAAGATTAATACTGAACCTCATATAGAATATGAACTTAGAGACCACTTTAAGTTTGAGGTTCCGAATGCAAAATTTATGCCACAGTATCGTGGAAGGAATTGGAACGGAGAGATTCACCTTTACGATATGCGGTCTAAGCAGAT